ATTTCCGTCATTTATGTTTCTACGACTGGTAGTGATGCAATTGCAGACGGTTCGTTGAGCAAGCCGTTCAAGTCTTTGTCTGCTGCCATGAATTACGCTCGTCAGCATATTATTCGCGGAAATGCCATTTTATATGTTCGTCTGCTGCCGGGGGAATACACTGTTTCTGAAAGCATTGACCTGTATCACCCACAGGGAAATAATTTAGTAATTGAAGGAGATCCCTCTGCTTTCAAACAAAGAACACTTTGGCAAGTTCAAAACTACTCTTGGTGCATTCAGAATTTTGCTGGAGGTGGTCATACTGCCGATATTCGCTTGTTTGATGGTTTGACCAATGCCGCAAATGGTGGTTCAACCATGCACGGCTTGAGTGGTTCAGAAGGAATGTATTTCACGATTACAAATGGTGCAATTGGTTCTCGTGATGGATATCTCACAAGTGCCACCAACGGAATCAGTGCAGGAACCACAGCATCGTACAACTATCTGTTCCACGGAGACAGATTCTACAATCACGGTGCATCATATGAGGACGGTGAAGGAATTCTCGGCATAGGCAGAATCTTGGGTGCCACTGCAAGCAATGTGGTGGTCAAAGTTCAGTTTCAGAATCTGAACTACGACAGCAGATGCCCTGTTTGGAATACCACTGGTGGACTAGGAAACTCCGATACATGGGCAGGTATTGCAAACAACTATCCAGAGACACAATATTCCGAGCCAAACGGATATTACGGAGACAGCAATTGGAAGAACGATGACGGAACAGTTTCGTTCCCCACAAAGGCACAGGCTGCTGGTGCAGTCAGCACAATCACCACCGATCCTTATATTCTTTCCACTTACCCGGTAGTAATTCGTGCAAATTACGGATCAAATCTTGGAACTTTGTTCTTGAGAAATGGTTCGATTCGCGCCATAAGAAATATTTTCTTTGCCGCATCCCATTATCCTTATGCACAGGCAGACAGCACGACAGGAGCCACACTGAACTACAGTCAGGCTTTCTCTGCAATATGCGATCAAACAATACCAAATACTTCCAACGGAACTGCTCTGTATCTTGAAAACTCTACCGTTGGGATTCGGCACCTTGGGTTCTATGGAACAGGAACAGCAATTTCTGCCGTAGGATCACGGATATTTGCGTACTACAACGAAACAGGATACACGGGAAGCACCGCATTGCCGTCGCAGAATGGATTGGTGCGGTACGCCAAGCAAGATTCTATTGATAACGCTCCTGTTATTTGCACCACGCAGTGCAAGTACGGAATTGTCGCAAAAAATTCATCCATAGACCTTTCGTGTGGATCGGGTACGTCCAGAAACTACGGTTTGGATTATCGCCATAACGGATCTTATGTTTCGGCAACTTCAAAATGTGTGGAACTGTTTGGGAGTGATTTGCGCGCAAACTCCTTGCACTTGGATTGCGCCACCGATGTTCCAAAGTTTTATGCAACTATTGTTGTTCCTGTGTTTGCTGGTGCAACTCTTACCACGGGAAACACAGCGTCTTTCATGGGATATTCTGGTTCCACGGACTTGTGGGGTGCGTATCCTGCAATAAAGGTGTTCATGCGCGACGGATCTACTCCTTCCTCTGAATTTGAATTGGGATACGTCAACTATGTTGTAGACGGTGGATCGGTTAGTGCATCTGAAGCGGCATACTCCGGAGCAACGAGCGGAGCAAGCCTTGTTGTTGGTTCGGCACACGCAACCGATTACCGCAAGTTTACCCTTTACGGAGTCAGATCCACGAATTCAAACTCTGCTATGTCGTATCCATTGGTTTCGGATATTCGGCAGGGCATAACTTGGAACAATATATCTGGCGGAACTTTTACCGTTCGTTTCTACGGAAACTACTCCCTCACAGGCATTTCTTCGTCTTACACCGTTGGATTGGCAAGTGTGCAGATGCAGGGGGTAAATGGTGTCACAGTTGGTTATAGAGCAATGCGTAATGCAAATGGAACGTGTGCAGCACCTCAGTTCCTTGCCGAATGGAGATCATTTGGAGGGAATGATTCTAGAGTATACATGAATGACCACGGAAACGCCCTTTCAGTATTCGATCAGTCCAAGGTGATGGTAGAAAAGTCGCTTAATATTGTTAATGGTGGATATAATCCGGTTTTTGTTCGATACAATTCCGTTTTGAATATTGGAGACACACAGACAAGCGAATCGACAGGAAATGCAAGTCCTGCAAATACTCCCACCGGCAACGAAACTCTTGGTTTCTTGTCCATCAGAGGATTTAGTCGTTCTGCTCTGAGACTGTCAAACAATTCTCATGCTAAAGTCGGAGTTATTTTTGCAAAACACCCTCTTCACGGAAATCCAGACAACTCAAATAGTCAGACCGTAATGGTTGATCCTATTGTCGCTCGGTACAATTCTTCGTTGACTATTGGTGGTGCGTATGTCATGGGAATTCCTGGTCATTCCACGCAAGACCTTGCATCTGGATTGTTCATGTCTCGGTCGGGAACAACATACGGAAACAATTATCCAACAGGGCGCGGTTTCTTGAGAGCCGATGCATCCCGAATTGTAGTACTTGGAAGTGCTGCACGGGGAGAATCTATATTTGCTTTTGATGGTGGAACAGCGGATTTGAAGCAAGGAGCGGCTAACAGATATTCTGTTCCAACAGTTTTCAGTGGTGGTGAGATAGTGTTTGGAGACAATACTGTAATAATGCGTGATGATAGTAGTGTTCCTGATATATGGGATGATTTGTCTGCAAAATGCAGAATCGTCACTGATACACGCACATTATCAAATCAAAAACTTTCAACAAGAGCGGGAACATATTTGTATAATCGTTCGGGTGCTTCTCGGGCATGGAGAGGACAATTTCCAACATCTCCAGGTTTTACCACTTCAGGTTGCAATATAGGTAAGCCAGATGGAACATATAAACCAAATGCGTCAAGTGGACCGAGTTCGTCAATGCCAATTGCAGACGGAGTAACATACACCGCATACGTTGAAGAAAAACAGGCTCCTGAATCAACCATGTTTGTTGGAAGAATAACGACCTCACCAACACTGTAAACGGCATACCAATGAATAAAAAACTAACAGTAATCGGTCCAAACGGAACAGTGATTCGTCAGATAGACGGATATGATGTTGCTTCTTTCAATCCAACATCATTTGCTGATGGTGAAACTCCCATCATATCAGACAGCGATCTTCCTCCAGTAATAGTAACAAAAGGATTTCTGATTCCTGGCGGAGAAGGTAGCACAGGATCACAATCTGTGGGAATATCACCTGTTACCGAGCAGTTATTGACAGGGACAATTGCTGGGTCTTTCAGCCTTAACGAACAAGTTTTTCAATCACAGTTCATTCCAGAGATAGTGAATTCATTGGTATTGAGTGGAGTTACCGCTACCGAATACAATCCAACGGTACAGACTATTGGTGTAAGTGGACCAGAGTTGGGCAACAGGTCTGCAAAATTCTACGGTTCGTATCTTGGTCTGGACACCAAAGCAGCAGGAATCAAAGTTCCTCCGTTCACCACCACTGGAATAACCCATTTCATGTTCTCTGGATTCGTGTATTTTGAATCGACTCCAAGCATATACGATCCCATCATTCTTACAAGAACAGCAGACGGGGTAAACAGCAGCACAAACGATTCTTTCCGTTTGGAGTACGATGTAAGCGGAAACCAATTGCAGTTTCATTTTGCGACCGCAAACACCAGTTCTGCTGGAATGCCTTATGTTCTGAACGTGTGTCCCACCAACGGAGTAACACTCAATCAGTGGCACCAATTTGCGATTGCGTACACCAATCAGGGCGGATCTGCGTGTGCTTCTTCGTATTGGAACGGAAACCGATACGCACAGTATACCGGAATCAGTGGGAGCATAAAGAACAGCACTGCTCCTCTGATGCTTGGAAGTGGTGCTTCAGGCGACAAGCCGCTGAAGGGATATTTGGAACACATCATGGTAAGCATGGGCGGATCAACCCTAGCCCTCAGAGAATTTGACCACGGTGCAACTGCACCGGTTGATGCAACCATACAGTACGCAGGTGACTATACAGTTTATGCAATGACTATGAATGGTCCACTTGGAAGCAGTTTGTTTCCTTGTGCAAATGCCCGAAGAGTAATATCCTCTGCCACATTTGTTGATCCGTATACATCAACAGTCGGAGTTTCAAACATTAGCAGAGAGGAAACCTCTGTACACGGATCTACTCTTTTTACTGGTGTAAACGGTGGACACACTGCTTCAAACAGAGGAGCCAGTTCTGGCTACCTGTTTGGATACAGCAGTGGAGCGTGCATGATTGTGTCTTCGGTAACACCAACATTTACTGCTCTCAGCGACGGAAAAAAGATCAAGGGAACTCTCATAGACCACACCATTGCGTATCTGTTTGGTTCGACCGCGATGCGTGGAACTTGCGCTTCTCCCGCAGATTTTCCAAAACTTTTTGGTGGATCGGCTGGTTCTTTCTCTGGCAGCACATTCTCTTTCCTTCCCATAGCAGGAAATGTCAATTTGCTCCGCAGCATATACGATGACATTATCATTTCTGGACGCACAGGTACATACAGTCTTTCTGATTTTGAAGGAAATATGTACACATTCTCCACTGGAGGGGTCAAAAACCTCTATTCTGATGTGGTGTCTTATCAGTCCATCGCATTCACCGAAGGAACGAGTGTAAAAAATGCCGTATCTTCTGCTGCAACCGTTACCGCACTGATGCAGATAAACGGATTCAGCGGAGAAGGACTGATTCGTAAATTGGCACCAAGTCTAGACAAAAACTCATATTTGTATGTTGCAGGAAAAGGAAAAGCAACCAAACTGACATACACCCCAGAATTGGCGGGTGATATTGGTCCTGGCGACATTGAAGGCATAGGAGAGAAATGATCCATGAGACTTATTCATTATGGAACAGAGGGAAAGATACAGATAAACGAAAACGAATACCTGTTTTCTGATTTTTTAAAACTAGAACCCTTGTATTCTGCTCCTCATGGATTCCATACTCGGGTATATGAACGGGGAACCAAACACTATATTACTGATGGTTACACTTTGATACACCTACCGAAAGTCGATACAGATTGTGATCGTATTTGTAACCGAGAAGGTGAGTTGGCTCGCTTTTTGGTTCGTCTACAGCAGGAGCGTGTCTCCTAAATACTTAAAAGGAGAAACACATGGCGAAGCCACGAACGCGACAAGAATTCAAAGACTACTGCCTACGCGCCCTTGGTGCGCCAGTTATTGAAATAAATGTGGATGATTCGCAAGTAGAAGACCGTATAGACCAAGCAATACAGTATTTTTCGGATTGGAACTCCTACGGCGCACAGCGAACGTATTACAAGTATCAAATCACGGCACAGGATCAACAGAATCAGTACATTGATACCTATGCAATTGATCCTAATATTATGACCATCTCTAGAGTGTTTCCGATTGGTTTTAATTTGCAGATAAACAATGTGTTCAATGTTCGCTATCAAATGGCGTTGAACGACTTTTATGGACTGCGTACAGGACAAATGAATCTGAACTTCTTTGTTTCCACCATGCAGTACATTGAAATGTTGCAGCAGTTGCTTGATCCTGAAAAACAGGTCAGGTTCAACAAGTACAACAATAAATTGTTTATTGACATGAACTGGAAAGATTTTGAGGCTGGTCAGTATTTGCTTATTGAGGGATACACTATTGTTGATCCTGAAGTATACAGTGAAGCGTGGAACGATCCCATGTTAAAGAAGTACGCTACAGCACTAATCAAAATGCAGTGGGGTGCCAATCTGTCTAAGTACGAGGGCATCCCACTGCCAGGAAATATCACATTCAACGGACAACGCATTTATCAAGAGGCTGTGGACGAAGTAAACAAGATTGAAGAAGAAGTTCTGCTTAAATATCAGGAACCTCCTGACTTTATTACAGGATAAGCATGACAGTAAATCCGTATTTTCGCCGCAACAAGAAGGGCGAGCAAACCCTTCTAGAATCACTCACTACCGAGGCTATCAAAATCCACGGGCATGAGATGATCTACATTCCGCGAGAGAAAGTAACGGAAGATTTAGTTCTTGGTGAAGAGGTATCAGAGTTCATTGACGCGAATCGCATAGAAATGTACTTGGAGAATGCAGAAGGATACGATGGTGACTCTGAAATGTCGCGCTTTGGTCTTGATGTAAAGGATTCAGCAACATTCGTGGTGTCAAGAAAACGATTCATAGATGTGATGGGTCATCATCCTGACATACGGAGGCTTGGTCGCCCGCGTGAAGGCGATATCATATTCTTTGACTTTCCGTACTCCATGTTTGAAATAAAGTTCGTAAAGCACGATAATCCGTTCTATCCTGCTGGTGATCGGTATTCTTTCAAACTGTCCTGTGAAGCGTTCAAGTACTCCAATGAGAAGATTGAGACTGGCGAATCTGAATTGGATGCTGTTATGGAAGTAAAATCCTCTTATGCACTTGGGTTCACGCTTGGCACATGGATTGGTGATTTGTATCCCGGTGAAGAGGTATACACGGGAACCACTTTAGACAAACACGCATATGGTCGTGTTTCGTATCGTCCATATCCACGTCCAGTGCTTGGAGATTATTACATACAGGTCAATACACAGGAAGGCAAGTTCGATGTTGGGGATGTGATTACAGGAAAAGACAGTGGTTTCACATACGCTATTTCTGGAATTTATACTACCGATGTTCGTGTTGCTCACCAAGATCAGCAAGACAACGAAGAGATGGAATTGGAAACCCACCGCGATGATATCTTTGATTTCACGGAAAAAGATCCGTTCTCGGAAGGTAATTACTAATGTTTACCAAATTTTATAACGGCTCCATTCGAAAGATGGTTGTTGCCTTTGGTTCTCTGTTCAATCAGATTTACATCGACAAACAGGAAAGCGGAGGCATGAAAACCGTTTTGGTTCCCATTTCATATGCTGCAAAAGAAAAGTATAAGGTTCGCTTGTCTGGCGATCCGTATTTTCAAAATCCCAATCAAATCACTCTTCCAAGAATTGCTTTTGAAATAACTGGATATGTCTACGATCCTGTGCGAAAAAGGAATAGCACGACAAAGAATCTTGTGCGTCCAAGCACAAGCAATCCTATTGCCGTGGATTATGCTTTTGCTGAAATCCCATACAACATAGATTTTGGTTTGTATGTTTATGTGAGAAACATGGAAGACGGGCTGCGTATCGTTGAGCAGATACTGCCGTTCTTTGCGCCAGAGTTTGTGGTGACCCTCAATTTCGATGACATCAACCGGAAAATTGACGTACCAATTTATCTAAACTCCGTTTCTACGGAAGAAGATTACGAGGGAGATTTTGAAACCCGTCGCAGCATCATATTCACTTTGAACTTTACTATGAAAACATACCTGTTTGGTCCTGCGAAGTCTTACAAGGAAATCCGTGTAGCAAAAGGAAATCTGTGGAATTATGATGTGTTTGGAGATAATTTCATAGGTGGAACAACATACGCACCAGGAAATACCACAGATGTTGGAAGTTATGCGGATGTAATCACTGGAATTTCTGGACCAAGTGGAGCAAGTTCCAGCATGAACGATTACAGCCCATATGCAAAGATATATCAACCACAAAGCGGCGGAGGAAACACTTACGCGACCGCAATGACTGTCGGTGGATTGACTGTGGATTGGCAATTCTGAAAGGTAAACCATGAGTGGATTTGACAATATTGAAAAGGCTCTGTGTGCAGAGCCACAACCTGTTTCTCCTGTTCGTACACAGCCAATAGCCATAAAGGTTGATCCTGTTCCTCTCACAGACGAAAAACTTGAGAAGGATTTAAAGACTGATTACGAGATTGTTCGTGACAATTTGAAAGAATTGGTTGACATGGGCAAAAACGCCCTTGACGGCGTGATTCAAGTTGCACAGGAAGGCGATCAGCCCCGAGCGTATGAAGTGGTCGCGCAGATGATTAAGACGCTATCTGAAACCAACCGCGAACTCATGGATTTACACAATCGTGTAAAGACCATACGCAAGGTAGACCAGAGTGTTACAAATAATAGCACCACCAATCAATCCATCTATGTTGGTTCCACGAAGGAACTGCAAGACATCATCAACTCGGCTCGTTCTTCCACCAAGGCTTTTGACAACCGACCGGATGTGCGTGATACCATAGCCGAAGACAAGAACAATGAGTAACAAAAGCACAAAGTACATAGGAAA